TTGCTACTGCTGTTTTAAAATTATCTAATGGAATTAAAACTCTTACTACTAATTTTAGAGATATGGAATCTGTTATAGGATTACTTTTAATAGCATTTGGTGGACTCTTTGGTAAAGTTGCTGGGGTAGGTTTAATTATAGATGATATAAATAGAAGAATTAAAAAATTATCTGGAGATACTGAAAAAAAATTATTACCTACTGCAAGAGATTATCATAAAGTCATGATACAAACAAAAGAAGAATTGTTTAACATTGCACAAATAGAAGAATCTATAGCAAAAGCAAAAGAGAAAGAATTACAAATACAAAGATTTATACAAGAAGAAAGTAATAAAAACAGAGTCAAATTCCATGATTTAGAAAAAGAGGGTGTTAAAAAATTTAGAGAACAAAATGATATACAAGGACAAGTATTAAAAAAAATAAAACAACAAAATGAAGAATTTAGCATATCAGATGAAATTGTAGGTTTTATCAATAGAGGTGTAGATTCTTTTTCAAGAGGACTTGCTGAATCTTTAATACTAGGTAAATCTTTAAAAGATACATTTAGTAATATGGCAAAGGCTTTAGCTGTAGAAGTTTTGACTGCCGTTATTAGAATTGTTGCACAAAAAGGTGTTGAACTCGCTATAGAAAAATTAATTACAAGAGAAAAACAAAAACAAGCCGCAATCAGCAAAGCTTCTACTTTTGCAAGAGGTTTTGGTTTTGTAACAAGTTTTTTAGGTTTTGCTGATGGTGGACGACCACCAGTAGGTAGACCATCAATAGTTGGAGAAAAAGGTGCTGAGTTATTTGTACCAGATCAAGCGGGTACAGTTGTACCAAATAATCAACTTGGTATGTCAAAACCAGTAACAGTAAACTTTAATATTAATACTGTTGATGCAAGAGGATTTAATGAATTATTAGTTAATAGTAGAGGTGTAATTGTAAACATGATTAACAGTGCTGTTAATGAAAAAGGTAAGGCGGCATTGATATGAGTGGGTCTTTACCAAACACAAACTTTGATGCAATTAATTTAAAATCAAATCAGAAAACTTTATTTAGTGAAACTGATAGTGGTAAAACATTTAGACGACAAGTACAGGGCCAAAGATTTAGTTTTACAGTATCTTATCCTTTATTAACTAGAGCAGATTTTGCACCAATTATGGCCTTTATGGTTAAACAAAGAAGTCGAAAAGAAAATTTTACTATTACTCTACCAACTAGCTTAGACAGTCAAGGTAATGAAACAGGAACTTTATTAGTAAATGGTTCTCACAATGCTGGAGATACAACGATAGCTATTGATGCTTTTGCTGGCGATGGTGCTGGTAGATTAAAAGCTGGAGACTTTATAAAGTTTGCTCACGACAAGGTTTATATGATTGTTGATGATGTAACCTCATCTAGTAACGCCGCAACTGTTACAATAGAGCCACCACTTAGAACTGCTTTAGCTGATAACAGTGCTGTGACTTATAAATCAATACCAGTTACAGTTCACATGACTAACGATGTTCAAGAGTTTCAAACAAACTCAAACGACAAAGATGGAAATTTATTATTTAAATATGAAATAGATGTTATTGAGAGTTTATAATGGCAAGAGGATTATCGAGTTCGGTAAAAACAGAATTAGCAACAGGGGTTATTGACCCTGTATTATTAGTTGAA